TGCGAGGTGTCGACGATGGTCGGGATCTTGAGCGAGTCGGTGGCAACAGGCGGGAAGACCATCGCGCCGTTCGGCCTGACGACGGCGTTTTCAAGGGCAATATCTTTGAGCTCGGGCCGGTAGACCTCGGGGACGAGAAATCCGCCCTGGGAGTCCTCGCCGATCTCCATGTGGCCGGCCGTCTTCACGTATTCGCCCTTCGGCGTGATGAACGTCAGGCGCTCGTCGAGCTCGCGATTCATGCGGAAGCGCCTGACGGAAAGCAGGAAATCCCCGAAGGACTTGAACTTCTTCGCATCCTCGTCCGCCTTCTTGATCTTGTCGTCTTCGACCTTGGCGTCCTTTGCGATGTCGGCCATCTGCTCTTTGAGCTGGTCGCGGAGGTAGGAGCCGCCCTGCTCCTTGAGAAGCGCGTCGATCTTCGCGCCGATGTCCTGCTTGTCCAGGAGCGCGGCAACCTTCTTTTCCGCCATCTCCTGAACGAGTGCCTCGATCTGGCTTTCCTTCATGGTGACTTTTTCTGTTTCACCCATTTTATTGCTCCATGTTTCTGCGGCCTTTAGATTTCAGGTCTCTTTCAGCCCCCCTATCTAATGCCTCCGTGGAGCCGGCTCCGTCGGCTGGCCGCTCACCGTCGGCCCCTACCGACTACCGTCCACTGGCATCCCCGAACGAGTGTAGCTTACTTTCCTGAAGCCAGCAGAATTATCAATTAATGCTGCGGACGATAAGCCCGTAGCATTGATTAATCATCATTCCACCCTGCCGAGCTTGCGCTTGATGGTTACGTCGAGCGCTTCTTTGATGGCGTCGTCCATCATGTGGCCGATCTTGCCGTCCTTGAATAGCTTTTCCACTGCTGCGTTAATGTTATCGTCAAGCGAGGGAGATTTGCCGTCTCTCTCCAGAATAATTTCCCGCCCTATCGGCAGCTTATCCCGCCCCGCTGTCTCCTTCGCGCCATAGAGCGCTTCGAGTTTTTCCTTCAGTACAACAAGCGCCGCAATCGTCTCTTTGACCAATGCCCTGTCTTTGGCGCTGAGTATTCGCCCCTCTTTCAGTTCGGCAATCTCAGCGGTTAGGCTATTGATGGCGAACTCAAGGCCGGTGTAATCAATACCCACATCCCTTCCCGGCCCGGGGCGTTCGGCCCGCCTCATCTCTCCGCCGCATTCGGGACATTTTATCTCATTGCAATGCTTGTCGGATTCCGTTTTGTAGCCGCATTTAATACATTCACATAAATATTTTTCCTGCTTCCTTTCCTCATTTTCATCTGCTTCTTTAAATTCCGGCGCCTCTTTTGTCTGGTCATCGCCGTCCTGAGCCGCCGACATATTCAATATATCATCCGTAAAATCCTTATGCTCCTCCACCCATGCTTGGGCCTCGGCCATCGTCCATTTACCTACATCAAATAGATAGGTGACAATCTCTTTGCACTGAGAACAATACAGGGCATCAATTCCTTTTTCGCGGGAGACGGAGATCGTTTTTATTGGATGGCCATCATGACCATTGCTTACGGGGATACGATGATATACATCCGTTGTCTCGGGCTTTAGTAAAACCTCATCCAGTATCTTCCGACGTCCTTTACATTCGTCATCGGTTGATTCCTTTTCACCCGGCCAAGTCCCCAAACATTCATGATGCAACCAGGCGCAAAATGCCTCCGTATCTGAAATCGGCCCCCAGCTCATGCTCGCACATTTTGTCCAGAATCCCGGATCGCTTCCGGCTCTTTCGCAGAGGGCGTCCAATAGGTGCTGTGGCATTTGTTTCGTGCTCACCCGTGCCAGCCCAGCATTTTCCATTAGATCGGCCGCCTTGGCCGATATCTGGCGCATTTGACCTTTCGTGATAACGACTTCCGGAACCAGTTCCATTTCGATCTCCTTGTCCGGCTTGACATCCTTCACGATCTCAAGCTCCAGGTCCTTTCTCAACCTCTCCGAACGGATGATGAGCTCGCCCTTGCTCACGGCCAGATTGAGACTCTGCGCNTTCGAGGGGATGGGGACATCACTGTGTTCAAGCATGATCCACTTAGTGTAAATGTTCTTGGCCTTCCCACTCTCGTCCCTCNGGATTCCGTAGTCCTTCTCAAGCGCGTCCTGGGTCTGGCCGAAGAGTTTCTTATCCTCCTGATTCACGCTCTCGATGGGGATGAATCCGACGGAGTTGGCGTTGAGGTGCCTATCCTTCACACACTGATAAACATCGTCGGCGAACTGATGCTTGGCATAGACGGTCTTGGCCAGAATTCCCTCGCGCACGTGCTTTATCCATTGGTCGCTCCCGATGGGTAGGCCCTTGTAATCATGAGCGTACATGACCGACGGCGACTGCCGGAAGTCGTCGAGGATCGCGCCTGACGGGATGAGTATCTCGCCGTCCCTGTCGAGGTGGGGCGTGGTCACCAATCGGATAGCCGCCCGCTCGCCCTCCTTTATCTCGATGTCTTTGGGGTCGATGGGGATCCCCTTGCGGACGAACTCAAGCTCGCCAGCTTTCACTTTAAGCTTCTGGGCATATGTTTTAGCCTTGTCGGGGAAAATCTCTTTTAATTTATAGCGATCTGTTCGCAAATTCATCATTTTTCATCTCCTTTGAATAGAGCTTTTCCATCACGTTAATCCTCTATCCACGGCCCTATTGCGCAACGACAGCGCGGGTGCCGGGGGGGGCAGTCGATACCGCCCTCAAAATTCTCGTCGAGACCAATGATTTCGCCATCCAAATCCAAACATAGCCCGCACGTCTTATCATCCCGGTAGGTTAGCCAAATCTTTTTCTCCACGACCNCACTCTGCCGGTATGCCTCAAGCGCGGCCTCGTTGGAGGCCCTGAGCGTCTCCGTCCTGGCGATCAGCGTCGCCCGCCTGAACCCCCAGTCATCATGGTAGGTTTCATAAACCCGCGCGGCCAACTCGCGTATGCTTTCCCCGGCATTCATTCCCTCTATCAGCTCCGCCCTCAGCTTCTCGACGTTGACCTTCTCCAGATTCTTGGAGAATGTCGGTGTATAGGTCTCCAGCCATCTCTGGACTGCCGGGTTTTCTACATCGAAGACCATATCAAGATTATAGAGACCAGTTATCCGCTCGCCCTCCTCGCTCATGAGCGTCATGAAAATAAGCATCGCACCCTCGGCCAGCTTCCGCTCGAATATGCCGACCGGATAGAGGAGCTGGTCGATTGCGTCCTTCGTCACCCATGCTTTCCTCATCTTCTTGAGGTTGGCCAGGATGATCCGCTCCTCCTCGTCCCAGACGGAAATGACCATCTCTCTGAACTCTTTCTCATGGGGCAGGATCGCCTTGAACAGCGCGCCAAAGAATTCGTCGTGCTTCCTTTTCTTTTCGTCCGCCCCCGCCGCGATTTCCTGCTTCACTATCCCGATGATGCGACCCTTCACGTCGCACAGCGCAACCTTCAGGCAATGCTCGCGCAGAACTTCACGGGCGACTCGGCGGCCCAGATCGTCAATCGTCGTTCGCATCATTCCAGAATCCTCATCAGCTCCCGTTTCGCTTTCTCAACGAGTTCCTCGACCTGTTTAGGCCCGACCGACGATGTTATTGGCATGAGCATGTTGCTTACGAGCAGCTCGTCGGCCATTCCACCCCTCGGCTCTTTGCCCACATCGGCACGCACTTCGTCGGCGGATATGGCGCCGGCCTTTAGGTACTCCGTATTCTCTCTCAGCCTGAGTTCCCGGTTCTCCGGCACGGGGTCGTCGAAGGCGCAGAACAGCCGTTCATCGTATCTCGACAGCAGCTTCTCATTGAGTTTTTCCTCGATTCGGTGGCAGCGCGGCAAAATACCGTTCTTCGCGTGCCTGTAATCGGCAATCTCGGCGTTGGCGAGGTTCACATCCTTGGACATCAGCGCGCCCGGGGGAATGTCGAAGGCGATGCAGATCATTTCCATCGTCCAGCGCCGGCCCTCGATGAAATTGAGTTCGTCGGGCGTCATTGCATCCCTTTTATATTCCAATCCCTTCGGGAGCCACAGGTTTTTGCCCGCTTTCCTTCCGCCGACATGAGTTTGCTGATATTGCTCTTTGAGTCTATTTCTATCCGGTTCGGCGATTCGCTCCGTCTCCGTGATGACCCCGCCGAGCCGTGCCCTATTCTCAAACAGCGCGGCCTCGAAGGCGTCCATCTCGTTCTGGATGTAGATGGTCTCGGCAATGCCGCGTATGGAGGAGAATCCCGTGAAGATATTGTTCGGGTTGGGATAGGTGAAGAATATCACGTTCTCCGGCGCTATCGTGATCTTGGTGTTTCCCGACTCGTAAACATATCCTTCGATCAGTTTATCGAGCGATTTCCCGAATTTCGGATTTATGAACTGTGATGGGATGACATAGATCTCGCCCGGCATACCCAGCTTGTCCGGGATCAGAAACCAGTACGCCTCGCCCGTCAGGTCGAGGAACATAGAGGTCATCTCAAGCAAATCTCGCTTGTTTTGGTAGGAGTTCACGTTGTCCATGAGTTCTAGGAAGGAATGTTCTGTCACTTCCTCAATCTCTTCACTCTTGACGAGATATCTATTCATGCCGGAATTCGATTGCAGATATTTCAGGCGCGCTTTGCTCAACGGCCTGGTCGTGATCGTCCTGAACTTCCGGCCCTGCTCTTCCTTCGCCACGTAGAGCCTGAGCACCACGGAAGCGATGCTCTGCGCGTTGAGCTTCGTCGCCACGTAAACCCATCCCTGGAACTGCTGGACGAAATCGTGCTTCGTCTTGGGCCTGCCTGTTAGCAAGCCCTCGCCCCAAAGCCTGGA